AAACAGCTCATGCTGTAAATAAACATACCTATACCAAAACCAGCTGTCATTATTTCATATAATTCATGAGTAAAGCTAGAATTATTGATCCCATTCCAGCTACAATCATGTATTCAATTCTTTTAATACGTTCTCTCATTTCTTTTATTTGTTCGAACGTTTGCTTCTGCATGATTCTACAAAGTTTTTCATGCGCTTCTATTTTTTGTAATGCTGATCTCTTAGCCATAATATTATCCTTGTGGAAACAATAATTGCAGTTTTTGTGCAGTTGTCAAGTTAGAAAAAGACCCTGCTGCACCTGGATTATTAACTATATTTGCGTCAATACCTGGTAAATTTAATGATGTTGGTGTTGCAGGTGTGTCTTGCATAATAGGTAATAGTGGGTTTTCTATAAATGGAAAGTTAGGTTCTTCTAAAGATATTGATCTCATTACATTTTGAATATATGATATTGCACTTTGTGCATCATCTAATGGACTTGTTGTACCTAACGCAGCAGCGTTATCTCTAAATGCTATTCTTATATCTGGTGAAATATTTATTGGTCTAAATATATTTCTATCAATAGTATTAACATCTATGCCAGATAATCTTCCAGTGCCGGTTCTAAAATCTGTATTACTTATATTTAAAACCCTAGCCGCATCTATATCTTTTTTAAAATTTTTTCTTACATCAAATAAAGCTCTGTTTGCATTTATATACGAATCAACAACTTCTCTTGGTTCAATTGGTCCACCACGTAAAGCTTCTCTAGTAAACAAAGATCTAGATTCTCTAACACCTCTTTGATAATCAGCTACTTTAAAATTAATTGCTCTACCAGGATCTACATTTACAGATCTAAAACCAAACAATCCTGCAAACTCATCACCAAATTCAAACGTCTGTCCATATTTATCAAACTTACCTTTTGTAATAACATCCACAGATTCTATAGATCTATCTAATCTTTTTAATTGTTCAAAAGAAAACGGCATTTGTGCTTTTACAAGGTGGGCCATAATCTTATATGATTTATCACCTGCTGTGTCTTGAGGATTAAACACTTGGAAACCATCTCTAGTTCTACCCCCTCTTCCTACAATATCTGCTACAGCCTCTGTCCAAATAGATTCAGATATAAATGGTGATGCAAATTCTTTCATAGATTCAAAAGTACCTCTGATAAAATCATCCATCATACCATCCTGGTCTGTTCTACCGTCGGCCACTTGGTTTATTATAGTTTGAACTGGTCTAATTAATGTATCGTATGCATTAGCGTGACTAAAATCGACATATGAAAAAGATCCATCTTTGTTTTTTATTGGTAATAATGTTGAGTTTTTTGACCAATCAGCTACATATCTTTTAATCGCATCTCTCTCCTCATCAGTCACATCGTAGATAGCTTGAAAAGCTTTTTGTGTTGCATAAGGCACAGCTGCAACTGTAGTACCAAATCCAAATAATCTCGTATACCCAATACCTTCAAAAGGTTTTATTGTTTTACCATCAGGTGTAACAAATTCTTCATTTATTTCTCTAAGACCACGTCTTACAATATTTGTGCCTGTTCTAACTATCTCTGCCGGAAAAGATACAAAGTTTCCAATAGGCAATTTTCTTAATGATTTTACAAAATCAGATACATAATCGTAGTTTGGTATATTATTTTTTACAATGTCAGCTGCTTCTTGTTTAAAAAATTGTTCATCTAATACAATATCAACACCATTTCTTTTAATTGTCATACCTCTGGTTATGCCTTTATTTGCAAAAGCTTTTTCCAATCTTGTTTTTTCCATAGCCCATGATGCTATCTTCCAAAAATCATCTTCAGCTGTGTATAAATCTTGTGATACAGATTTTAATTTTGATAATGGTTTTAATAATAATCTTAAACCTTTGTCTGATGTCATAGTCTCACCAAAATTTACATCTTCAAGCAACCTTGTTAGATCTCCTAATCTTACGTTAGAGTTTACAACACCTAGTTTTAATAACTCTTCATACAGATCATTTTGTTGTCTTGTACCCTTAAGAGGTGTTTGTAAAGCTTGATACGCTTGTTTGATTGCAGCACCGTCAGGTATGATGCCGTTTGCTGTAGCAAATGCACCAGCAGATACAAAGTTTCTAACATGTGTTACTGGTGACAAAATTGTTTTTGCTATCTGTGATAAACCTTTTGGATATAATATAAGACTTTGATATAATTGACCTAACATACCTGCTTTATCAAAAGAAAGAGATGTACCTTCTAATGCTTCTGCTACACCTTTTGGCGCGTATAATTCATTAAGTGGATTTACAGAACCCCCTTTAGCTGCAACGCTAAGTGTCTTAGCCTGATCAATTCTTATCTGTTGATAGTCATCACCAAATAATAATCTTGCTTCATCTGCAGTTTCTGCAAACAAAGGTTTTTGCCCTGCTGCTTTTAATTCTTTTGACTTTTTTATAAGGTCTTGAAAAAATAAATTTCTTCTCGTAATCATAGATAGTTTAGCTGTACCACCTAGTATTGTTTGCATAGGATTTTGTTGCTTTCCTAAAAGTTTTTCAAACACTTTTCTATCTGCTTCTTTAATTGCGCCAGCAGATACCAATGCTGATCCTCTAGCCGTTACAACTTCATCCAATGTAGTTCTGTTTACAAAAAATGCAGGCACTTCAAAGATAGCATCAGATGGTTTATCCATTCTAATACCTTTTGGTAGTCTTGCAGTTTTTAATACTCTTGTTACAGCTTGCTCTGCTTGAAGATCTGTCATCTCTTCACCAGCTTCTTTTGCACTAGATTTAAAAACTTCTTTTGCTTCGTCTATTGCTTCTTTAGCTGGTTTGTATCTTACCCATGGAAAGATACTTTGATTTTGAAATATGTCGTACGTAGATCCAATGTAGTTTTTAAACTTATTACCAAATAAACTTTTAAATTCTTTTATTTCATTTTGACCTAATGATCTCCCTAATTTAGAAAATAGATCAGACCATCTAGTTCTTATTGTCCCTAAATTAAAAAGAATATCCACACCAACTTGATCATCTACACCCATATCTTTTAATTCTTTAAGAAAAGCTTCTTGTTTTTCTAAATCTAATTTACCAAATGTTGCAACACCAGTGTCATCTAATTCTGCTTTACCGGATAATAACAAATCATTTATTTTTGTTAACATTTGTTTTCTTTTTGCAGCTTCTCCTTGATTTAATACAGTTCGAATAGGCGGAAATATTTTATCTATTGCTTGGTCTAATTCTCTAGATACATTTCTAGCACGAGCAGCATCAGATGCTCTTTCTCCTACAGAAGTTCTTTCTATATCAAAAAATTCTTGAGTCTTACCGCTACGTGCCCTGAACCCTGATGCAATTTTATCGATAAATGCATCTAGTTTAGAATTTGCTACATCTAATTGTTTGTTTCGATCAGTTAATCTTTTAACAACTTTACCTGCACCACCTATGACACCTGTAAATAGTGCACCTTCTACACCAAACTTAACTCTATTTAATAATTCTCTTGTAGGGTCATCATCAGTTGATCTATCTACTTTTGTTGGCCCACCTATAAAATCTCCAAACGTACCTATTTGTTCTACATCGCCAACAAATACAGCTTCGGCAACACCACCACCTAAAGCACCTGCAATAAATTTATTTGTTTTACCTTTAGCATTTAATTCTGCAGCTTTATCTATACCTTTTGCAAGATTAGGATTTGTTGTTTTAAAATATTTATTATTTCTACTCGCACGCATTGCATCGTCTGCAAGCTGTGCACCAAGTTTCATACCACGTACCGCAGGGATACCTATATTTACTAATGCTTCTGTAATTTTACCGGCAGCTGTAGCTTCTGCTTTCTCATCAAACTCTGTAAGGTTATCAAAAAAATCTTCTACTTCTGCTGCGTATCTTGTGCCTGCCCCAAGATCTATAAGAGTTGCACCTAAAGAAAAGAAACCTTTTGGTATACCAATAAGACCAGATGCAACACCAGATAACACTGATTCTATCGTGCCTACTTTATTGTTTTTGCTGTAAGAGAGTGGATTTAAATCTGATGGGAGTGCCATTTATACTCCTATACTATAATATCCGTAACTGTTCCGTCTTCACCAACCTCAAGAATATTTTTACCTACAACGTAATTACCCGCAGTTAAACTACCTTTTCCTGCTTGTTGTAATTTAAGATTTTGATCGTTGAGATAATCTACAACAGTTAGAGTTGGGTTGTCTTTTAAGAAAGTATTTACATCTTTAGTGTTAAGTGTATGTCCTGTAGGTATCTCTATATCTTTTCGTATAGCTAATGCTGCTAGTTCTGGACCTTCTGGCACTATACCTTGTTTACTTTGTAAATTGGCTAATACTTCTTCTAATGATCCACCTTTTAATTGGTTATCTAATACTTTTAATTGTTTTTCTTTTACTAGTTTATCTAGTGTGTTTTTCTCTCTGTTAATGTCTTTCTCTATTTCACCTTTAACAATAGCAGAATCTATCTGTCGTTTAATATCAGCAGATTTATCTAGGTTTTTAGATATTGCATCTATAAGTTTTGTTTGTAAAGTTCCTGATTTAATAGAACCTTTAAGATCTCCACCCTCTTCAGTTACAATCTTACTAGCATCTATTAATGAATCATAGATAGAATCTTTTTTCATTTTATCTATGCCTAAAATTTTGTAATACCTTTCTCTGTTAGCTTGTATTTCTTTGTCTCTATCTATTTTTTTAACGGTGTCTACAGTATTTTTATCTTTTTCTTTGAGTTTCTTTTTTAATTTTTGTTTTTGTTTATTTAATTCTATTAATTTTTTATCTGCAAAATATTTATCTTGATCAAATATATCGTCATCTACTAAAAGATCCGCTGCCTGAAGAACACCTTTTTTAAGTAAACCTGCTCCACCAGTAACTATATCTGGGATTAAACCACTAGTTGTACCACCTATACCAACAGATCCAGTAAAGTATGGATTCTCTTTTACAAACGCTCCTGCTCTTTCCATGAAAGGAACTTTAGGCATTGTTTGAGATATATATTTTTGTCTAGTTCCAGTAGTTCCACCTGTGACTTGACCTGGTTGCATTCTAAATGTTGGTTTAATTTTTTCAAATATTCTAGGTATGATACCTCTACCTTTTTCTATTAATGATGAAAGTCCGGGTGTTCTAGTAGCAACCCCTTTTATTATAGATTTTCTTGGATCTGCAAAACCTGTTCTATTACCCATAGGGGTACCTACCTGATTACCACCTGCAATAGTTCTATCTTGCATTCCGTCCATGATCCCTTCTTTAATAGGACCACCGTATTTAAACATTGGTCTATTTAATGGTCTCATCTTTTCCTCTTCATTGCTTTACCAAATCCACGTTTAGCGACACCGCAGCCAACACGACCACCTTTTTTCATACCCATTAAGTATCTAAATAATTCAATTCCAGTTAGTGTATTTGCAGTGCCCATCCCTACTTTATATGGAATTCCTCCACCATAATCTTTTACTTTTTGAAATGTAGATCTTTTATCTTTAGCCATATATCCTCCTTATCTAAATTTACCAAACAATCCGCCGATACCCAATGCTGTGCTTAACGCTGTAGAGAATGGACTAGGAGCTGCAGGTGTTTCAAATTGTTGACCGGCAACACCACCAGCAAGACCTGTAAGTCCTGTTCCATAAGTCGATAATCTACCAAAAGGTTCGTAAGCTGCAGTTTGTGCAGCTTGTGCATCTGCTTGTAATCTTGATTGATCTAATCCTTGTCTAAATGCACCAAGTTGTCCTAGGTTAGCGACGTCTGCAGATTGACCTGCTCTTTGAAAATTAGATAATGCAAATTGATTTTGAGCTAAACCAGCTCTTTGATTTGCTAATGCTTGTTGTTGTCCAAATGCTTGTCCTCTTCTTGCCGCTGCATCTGCAAAACCTTGTGCTCTTAATTGTGCTTCGATTCCTGCTCTACCTAATGCGGTGTCGGCCATAAACTGTCCTTCTAATGCACCTTGTCTACCACCACCAAACGCACCAGCTGTAATTGCTTGATCTCCAATCTGTTGTAAACCACCTGCTCTTGATTGATCAAACTGTCTTAATGTTTCATCAATAACTTGTTGTTGAAATGGTGATTGAAAAGATGAAATTGATCCAGCCCCGGTCCCTGCTCCAGTGCCCATGAATTGTTGAAGCCCGCCAACATCTTGTCCGGCTTGTGTTATAGCTTGTTGAGCTGATGTTAAAAATGGTTGAAAAGAACCAATACCTTGTGTTGCTAAACCAATAGCTTGTGATTGTAATGGATCTTCGCCAGCAACAAATTGACGACCTACAAACTTACTTGTATCTATAGGTGTAGAAGTTGCAGCCGTTAACTGCTTGGCGTAATCCTTTGCGGTTTCTTGTAAATAATCTGGTAATGCCATTATGCTAATCTACCCTCCAACATTTGTGCTTGATCGAACATTGCTTGTGCAGGATTTTCTTCGCCCTGAGACTCTTCCGAGATAGTACCACCTGCTTCTAAATTGTCCATCATATTTTGCATAACTTCAGCGCCTTTGTCTATGTCGCCTCCGCCTGCGTTTCTTACAGCGTCTGCTGTAAATACAAATTCATTTTTGCTAAGTCTAGCCGGCACATCGTCCGCTCTTTCCTCAGCTCCTAGTGGTACAAAACCACCTTCTCTGTAATCTTTTTCCATACCACCTAGATCCATGATACCACCTTCTGCTTTGCCTATTCTACCACCATAAGCTTTTTGTTCTACATTTGCAGTTAACATAGTTATAATGTCTCCAACAGTTTTATCGTCAGTTTCTGCAAGAGTAGATATTGTAGAAATATCTAAACCTCTTTTGTATCCATCAACAATCATTTCAATTGTGTCTTTAGGTAAATCAATTCCATAACCTTTTAATACGTTAAATTCATTTATTTTTTCTTGATCACCACCTAACTGTGCTCCAACTTCTCCACTAAATATTTGTCCAAATCCAGATTTTAAATTTTTTAAAAAATCAAGAGGTCCCGCATAACCGGGTCTTGAACCATCACTGCTTGGACTTACTAATTGACCGCTTGAATACCCTCCTCTTGGTATGTCAGCTAATCCACCACCAGCAGCGTAGAATTGACTTTGCACCGCTGACTTAGGAGGCATAAAATATAATGCAGATTTTGTTGGGTCTTGATAATAATTTTTAGCTTGTTGTCTAATGTCAGCTACCATTGGCTGTACACCTGAAAAATCAACACCTTCATCTATTATTTCGTCTTCATCACCACCCATTAAGAATGGTGCAGCAATTGCAGCAGCTCCAAGTCCACCACCTAATAATCTTAGTGCACTAAAAGGTGAATCGTCTTCTTTTCCACCACCAACTCTAAATACATTTCCAAGTTGACCTAAAAGTCCTTCTCTGCTTTTTAATCCTGTAAGTAAATTACTACCAGTGCCTCTTAAAAAACCAGCACCAAATTTACCAGAAGAAAAAGGACCAAGTCCTCCAGCGTATGCACCTAGACCACCTATGATAGCAGCTTTACCTAAAGGTGATTTAACAACTTTCTTTACAGCTTTTTTTGCTTTTCTTACAATCTTACCTAAAAAATAACCTTGTCTTGGCTCATCTAGTGTCATGAGTCCACCCATGTTACGCATTTGTCTTTCCATATTCATCCTTGAAATTGCCATAGTTTTACCTTTTTATCGACTTTTTTTATCATAATCAATGATAAATATCTTATTGATACTGGCCCCCTCCGCCATAACCTTCTCTTCCTCCGGAGTCTAAACCACCACCTGAATTATTACCACCGTCGCCTCCAGGAGCATCTCTAGTTTGTCCGATCTCTTGTTGAAGGTCAGCATAATCTTTAGCGCTTTCTATTCCTTCTGGACTATCTCTATAATCTTCAAGGATTGCGTCTTTTGTTTGTTTATTTAAATTTCCAAAAATATCCGTGTATTGATTGTTATAATTATCCAATGCTTTTGCTCCAAGTGTTCCTAAAAGAGCTCCAGGTATACCAAACAGATTAAATCCTATACTTGTTGGTGAACCAAAAAAACCTGATTGCGTAAGATCAGTAAAAGAATTGATGCCTAAATTATCTGTTCTGTTAAGATTAAGTTCTTCTTCATCTTCATCTTCACCACCAAACGGAACATTAGGACCAACATTTATATTTGGATTTACTATTCCAAATCTTCCTGTAGGAATAGAGCCTGGTGTACCAAATGAAGATAAACCAGATCCAGACATGTCTAATGTATTTGGTTGAAATCTTTCCGCTAGGGTCCTATCGAATGGTACAAAGTTAAAACCTTGATTTCTTATATTTTGATCTATGGGGTCTAATATCATTTAGTTTCTCCAAATAAGTCAAGGCTTGGCATTATTACCTTGATATCTCTTCTAATATCTTCTTCAGGAATGCCTTTTGTTTTCCATTCCTCATCGTTCTTATATATCTCACCTGTCTTTAAATTACTAATAGTTTCTATAATTTTCTCTGGTTTTATTACTTTCATTATGTTGTTACCTCTCTTGGCTGTATTTCTAATATAGAAGCTATGACGTGCAGCTCATTCGCGTCAGCAGCTTGTACTTTTAATATCTCACTTTCTTCCATAACAAGTGGATTTGTTAAAAGTTCTGTTGTTGCCTTAGATGCAATTGCTTTATCCTTAAACAAATTAAATATAGTGCCACTAGAATTTACTAAAGTTATCGTTATTGTGCTCCCTGATCCAGCGTCTTCGGATACTATTAATGATTTAACAACAGCTGTCTTAAAACTTGGTACTGTATATAATGTAGTTAAGTCTGTTGTAGTTAGATCTGCTTTTTTATTTATAAAACTATTAGCCATTAATTTAAAAAGAAGTTTTGAGCTTCTACCTCATTTTTTAATTCTTCTTGATATGTTGTATTTAATTTTTGTATCACAGCATCTAGATCTCTAACTTGTGAATCTGCTATTTGTTTAGAATATTCTTCACTAGGTCTTGTTAATATTTGTACTATCTTTGCCATTATCTTCTACCATCTGGTTGTATATCTAATCTAAATGTGCCTAGTTTCCAACTTTGAGAAGCAGCTGTATTTTCTACTTTTAAAGCTATCTGTCTCGCTCTTGCACGTGTATCTACTTTTTGTGTAGTTGATGTTACAGTAAATGGTCCAAGTGCAGAACTGGTTTTAGTGTCATTTGGAAAATCTCTTAATTGTAATGTAACTTGTGTGTTACCTGTTTGAGATATAAAGTCTGGTATAAATCTTCTTATTTTCATTAAAAATTCACCGTCTCCTCTAAGATCAGGCATACTTGTAGTAGAGCCTCTTAAAACTCTTTGAGTAATATCAAAATCTCCAGATACTATATTTGACGTTATCGCTGTTACAGTTCCACCTGCAATTTGATCTGTTCCTTTTTCATGCTCATAGTATGTTGTGCATCCATCTGTATTTCCAACAACATCATAAGAATTATTACTTCCTGCATCATATTCTGTTGCGTGTGGCAAACCAAAAACAGATGAGTCTTGCCATGTTCCCCGTGCCAGTGTCCCTGTTGTCCACACAGGTCTTTTAGCTCTAGAGTCTTGATAGTTATAAGTTACACATCTATTAAGAACAGTAGAACCTTCTGTGCAATAGAACCAAGTTATCTCCCCAAACAAATTATTTAATCCAACATTTATTAATTGTCTTGCAGTTGTATTTAAATCATCATAAACAAAATCTTCTACTAAACATAACATTGTTTCAAGACTACCAGCATATTTAAAGAAACCATTTTCTGACATCCAATACGCCGTACCATCTACTTCTAATGCAGCGTTCTGTCCTATCAATCCACAGTTAGTACCAACCTGTGCAAAACCAAAAGTAAATGGAGCACCTACAAAACGCATAGTAAATAAAGATGTGTCTGACCATATGTATATTGCATCTCTACCTCTAACAGCTCCTACAATTTTAGAACCATCAGAAAGTCTTTGTGTACCTGCTGTGTTAGTTGCTGTTGGTGTATAGGTATTTATATCCTCTTGGTCCGAGAATCTAATAAACATTTCATCTTGTGTTGATGGAGTTCCTATAGTTGTTTCTGTTCCAAAGAAAACTAAGTGACGATCCGGTGTAGATACTAACATATCTCTTGATGCAGTTGGTGCACCAGATATAATTGTTGCTCTGTTATTAGTTGCATTTGTTGCATCTGCGCTCCACTCAAATACTTGTGCATTATGTATTAATGCAATTACTTTAGTTCCAAAACCATCAATACTCCACATACCTGGATCTATTACTACGTCACCTGATGCAGCTTGTCCCCATGCAACATAGTCAGAAGAATTTGTAACTGTGTCACCACCATTGTGAGCAGCAGCTGTTGTGTTTCTTACACCTCTTGTTACACCAGATAAAACACCTGATGTAATACCTGTGTAAGATATTTCTTCTGTTCCTATTTGAACAAAATTTGTTCCTGTAGTTGGAAACTGAGATGCGTCTGTTAAAGTAATTCCAGTTGTAGCAGAAGATGAAATACCACTAGTTAAAGTTGTTGTTGCTTCTCCTGATACTGTACCACTCCATTGACCTAGTCCCCATCCTAGTCCTGGTAATTGTTCGGCAGGTCCAACAGGATAATAGTGTTTTACTCTAACACCACCTGATGTTGTTGCACCAGATCCTGATTCATTTGACGCCATTGTGATAGTAATGGTAGTTGTTGATGGTACACTTGTTACCATAAATTTATTATCATCAAAATCAGCAGCTGCAAAATTAGAATTAGTTATTGACGAAAAATTATCTAAAAGAATAATATCTTTTTCTCCTATACCATGAGCACTACCAAAAGTTATTGTAACCGTCGGTGATCCGTTAGTTGTGCTAAATGCACTTGTAAGAGTTGTTGTAGTTTTAATAGGGTGTATGTCATAAAACACACCACCTGAATATGCATATAAAATTCTGTTTGTTCCTATAATAGAATACTTAGTTCCAGATTTGTTAACTAAATGAAACAGTGCTCTTGCAGCACCTGTCATTTTATTTTCACCTAATTGAGACCACCCTCCTATTTTTTCAGGAGAATCATATCTGAATCTTACGTTGTCCCCATCAACCCACTGACTTTCTGCTGTGGTTTCTGTAATCTGTTTATTAAACCCTGGTAAAAAACTTATTTTTTGTAGCATATAACCTCATATTATATATTCCTTATTGGTGGAATACCTAACATCGGCCTTTTGTCGAACCTATTCTTATCAGCAAAAGGACCATTTACATGGTTATAGTGAAGGAATACTTGACCACAAACATCTCCTTCAAAAGGTTCTCTCCAATGCTCTAATTCACATCCACTATATACTAGCATATCGCCTACTTCAAGCAAGACTTTAGTGCCTTTGGGTGCATTGGGCTTATGTATGTTTTTATACTCGTCTATGACGTTATTAGACCCCGTACCGTCGATAAATATAGGCCATGGATCTCCACCTAGATTAACTGTAGTAGATATTTCGCATGAGGGTCTGTCTTTATGTCTTTTCAATATGTCGCCTTTTTTATATATTCTAGCATAAGAATATGTAGGCAACAGTTTTAATTCTGTTTCTTTTTCCATTCTTGGTAATACTTTCATCATCAAGGTCTCCATCACCATATCTGCATAATGTGAGTAGGTATTAGGTATTTGTTTATCTGACCAAGTTCCAAACAATGCTGTATCGTAAACAAAGTTATTGTCATACAAAAATTTAACTGCATCACGTTTAAGTAAAAAATAATTAAATATAAAATTAGCTAACTCAAATGATACTGCATTTTTTATTACTTGATATTTAAACATCGAATCCTCTCTGTATAAAATTAAACGATACGGATATCCTTATATCATTAGTATTGTTTGGATCAACACAATGCCAAAGCCATGCAGGAAACATTATAATTCTACCCACCATAGGATTAACTCTAACTTCTCTCCACAAATGTTTTGGTGGTTCACCTTTTTTTCTAGCAGGCATAGCCATATGAGATGTAGATCTAGGATCATTAAAGACTATGTCACCAGAGTCTTTTGTTGCTTTAATATAATACACACCACTAAAGTGACTATTAGGATGTATGTGTGGTCTGTTGTATCCACCTGGTGGATTTATATTAGCCCACATATTTCCAATAACAGGTTCTCTAGCTAAATGTTCTTCATTAAAAACTTCAAATTGCATTTTAAATAATTCGTCAACTAAAGGTTTGAATACTGGTATTTTATGCATGTCAGTATGACTATGCCAACCGTTCATGTTAGTTCTTTGTATACCTCTATCCGCATTAGACCATCTAACAACTTCTCTTGTAAAAAGATCATTGTCTAGTGCTACATCTTTAGCGTAAACTGTTGTTGGAAAAAATTGTTCTTTAATCATTTTAATGGCGGACCCCCGAACCACATTACTAAAGATTTTCTAACACCACGTGTTATGGGAGCAACTCTGTGTTTAATAAATGATGCAAAAAATACAGCTTGTCCTTGTTTTAATATTACTTTGTTTTCTTCTTTTTCTATTTGTAATTCTCCACCTTCAAACTCAGACTCGTGTGATAATAAACAAGTCATTGATATTTTTCTAACAGGTGGTTCATGTGCAAAGTTAACATCTGAATCCATATGCCAATCATAAAAACCTCCAGATGGATATTCAGTGTATTGAGCTAGTTCTGTAATTTGCATACCATCAAAACCAAAATGATTACCATTTGTTTTTTTCATCATGGTTTCAATATCTTTATACATCTCTGGCATTTTTTTAAATGGTATCCAACTAATGTGTGAAGTCCTTGTTTTAGTATCTACTATACCGCCTTCTTGGTTAGCTTGACCAACACTTGCATCTTGTCTTGGTTGGGCTCTTCCAGCTTCAATAATCATCTGACATTGTTTTAATGAAAACATTGGATTAGTTGTTGTTACACAAAAAGATTTCCAACGTGGTTCTGTTATCATGATACACCTCTGTTTTTTATTGGATCAAACTGCACATCACAGTTTGCAGCTAGTGTTCTTCTAGTTTCCTTTGTACTATTAAAAGGATAAACACAGTGTCTCATATCATATGGAAAAATAAAAAAATCTCTTACTTTTAATTGAGGTTGAAAATCTATTTTTGCAAATTGACCGTTAGTAGAACCTAGTATTTGTAATTTACCGTTTTGTGGAACTTCATCATTTGAATATTCTTTACCGTAAGTTGAAGGTAAACTTAAAATCATAACACTAGATAAACCTGTAAACAATGTGCCTCTGTGAATATGAACTGGATTGTATTCATGTTCTTTCATTTCATTAACCCATATAGAGTTTAAGTGTAGATCATATTCTGTTATTTTATTCCAGTTTAAATAATGTCTAAACATATCTATAAAATATTTTAAAACATCTTGAGTCAGTCTATTGTGGTTCTTCATTTTAGATTCATCCTTACCACCATAAAACAAAGAATGTTCATTTTCTATTTTACCTACTAATTGTTTATTAGCTGGATTTAAAGTAGGCCTATTTCTTTCATATAAAAGATTTATGGTTGTAAATATATCTAAAGGAACTTCGTACCTTAAAATAGATTGTCCTAAAAATACAAAATTAAACTTTGTTTTTTGCTCCAAGGTCATTTGTTATTTGTTCTTTCTTTTCTGTTTTGTTTTCTAGTTCTCCACTAGATTTAATTCTCTCTAAAGATCTTAGTTGCCCTATAATATTAAACACTTCAGCTTCTGATGTACCATCAGTAATTGTTTTAGCTTTACCTGAATACATTCTAGTATAAGACTCCAGTTGGTGTTGGTTAACATCTTTATCATTAAATGATCCATCATTAAATTCTGACTTTAATTTAGACCACATTTTAATTTCACGCATTCTGTGTTTAGCGACTTTTTCCATAGATGCTTTACCAAATCTAGCTTCATCTAAATCTATTTTATATTTAGTTGCTTTATATTCATCTTCTTCTTTTTCAACTTTACCTTCTAGCCATTTTATCTTTGCTTCGTTTCTTCTGTAATCAAAAGATAAATGCATAAGATTATCTAAGTAACTAGATTGTTCTCTTACACACTGCCAATACTTTGAAGCTTTGGTTGGGTATCTATTATCTTGTAACACAGAAAACCTTGCTTCTGTTTCTGTTCGAAACATTTGTTTTTTAGTCCATGTGTCACGAAGTTCGTCAACCATACCTTTAAACGATGACAAATCTTCTTGTGTTAGTAAATTATTTAAATGAGGTTCTTCACCTTGTATTACTTCTTTTACATCTTTTTTCATATCTTTATATCCTTCTATTCTGTCCTATATACTCTATTTTAAAATAATATCAAGTATTAAGAAACTGTAAATGTTACCGTTGTAAGAACAGGGGCTGCCCACTCTTCCGATGCTGTTGTAACTGCACTACCTGATGGAGCATATCCACCCGCTGCTATAGCAGCACCATTAGTTGCACCTGTGCCACCTAATTCATGTCTAGCTACACTTAAGTTATTTTGTTCTGCCCAAGAAGAACCATTCCATAGTTCTGTATTGTTTACTGAAGCAGATCCATTGTATCCACCAAACGCTAAAGCTGATGTTGATATTCCAGCACCACACAATAATCTTCTACCTGTATTTAAATCTGCAGTCTCGGTCCAATTAGTTCCATTCCATAATTCATTATTTGCTATGGCAGCCTCACCCCCAAAAGCAAGAGTTGCAGTGTTTGGTCCATAACCAGATGCTCCAAAATAATATCGTGCAGTATTTAAATTATTAACTTCAGTCCAAGCGGAACCATTCCATGTTTCTGTGTCTGTTGTTGCAGAAGGACCTCCACCAAAAGCTAAAGCTGCGGTAGTAGTTCCTGATCCCTGTCTCGCTCTACCAGCAGTATTTAAATCAGCTATTTCTGTCCAAGAACTTCCATTCCATTGTTCATTTACTGCTTTAGCACCTGGAGGAGTAAAACCACCAAAAGACAAAGCAGCTTCTGTGTTTGCTCCAACGGTAGCACTATTTCTTCTTGCAGTATTTAAGTCTGCAACTTCAGTCCATGCAGTTCCATTGTATTCTTCTGTTTTACCTGTATCAGGTTCTCCACCTGCAACTAAAGCAGCATCTCTTGTACCTGCACCACTTTGCCCAAGTTGTCTTGCAGTGTTTAAAGTACCACCAGTTGACCAAGACCCTGCAGGATTAGACTTCAATCCTTTTAAAGTTCTAGTTGATGAGTTATACCACATCTGTCCATTAACAGGTGCTGGTGGATCAGATGTTACTGATACTATGTGTGTTCCTCGTATTGTTTTATATGTTGTCATAATTAATCCGTATCTACTGTTTTAGTTGAATTTGAAGAGCTAGCCCATTCTTCTGAACTCGCTACTTGAGCTGTCCCTGTATATCCTGATGAACATAATCCACCTCCTGATTGCGTACCAGCAGGAGCTCCAGTTTGTCTAGCTGTATTTAAATCAGCGACCTCTACCCAAGATATTCCATTCCATAATTCTGTATTAGCTTTTGCTGGAGTAGCTCCTCCTGCAAAAAAAGAATCAGAATAATTAAATTGTGATGAAGTGCCACTATATCTTGCAGTATTTACATCTCCAACTTCTGTCCAACTTGTTCCGTCCCACTGCTCTACTTCACTTCGAGTTGAATCTGGATCAACTCTTCTACCAGCAACAGCTAATCCTGCTGTGACTATGCCTGTTCCTCCCATGCTTATTCTTGCAGTATTTAAATTGTTTACTTCAGTCCAACTACTGCCGTTCCATAATTCTGTTTCATTTAAGTTATCAGTGCCAGCAGTTTCCCCACCAAAACATAATGCACTTGTATTATCTGCTCCAAGCCCTGTAACCGCTCTTTTTGATTGATTTAAATCTGATACTTCAGTCCATGAAGATCCATTCCAGGACTCTGTTTTTCCTGATCTAGCAGGATCATCTTGTCCATAACCTAAAGCAGATGTTTGTGTTCCATTTCCTGCAAAGCCATTTCTTGCAGTATTCATGTCATTTACTTCAGTCCATCCTGTTCCATTCCAAGATTCTGTTTTTCCTGTAACACCTCCTGAATCTTGTCCACCAAAAGCTAAAGCAGCTTCTGCATTAGATCCTGCTCCTTGTGCATCATTTCTTGCTGTGTTCATATCTGTGCCAGTTGACCATGCCCCTACAGGAGCGTCTACTGTTAATTCTTCTACGCTAGAAACTCTACTGCCACTATAACCACCAGAAGCTAAAGCTGCTGTATTTAATGTTCCTGCTCCATAAACTGAACCTCTTGCAGTAGACATATCTGCTATTTCAGTCCAACTTGATCCGTTCCATGATTCAGTGTTTGCTTTAAATGGGGGATCAGCGTTACCTCCATAAAATAAAGCTTTCGTTGAAGATCCAGCAGTTCCTCCAAAATCTCTTGCAGTATTTACATCTCCAACTTCTGTCCAAGCAGATCCATTCCAAGACTCTACTTCAGTTTTAGCATTAGGAGGTACTTTTCCAGAGATAGCTAAAGCAGCAGTATAAGTATCTCCTGCACCAGCTACATTTCTTCTACCTGTATTTAAATCGGCTACTTCCGTCCATGCGGATCCATTCCAAGATTCTGTTTCAGCCTGATTTGTGGTACCAACTCCTCCAAAAGCTAAAGCTGCTGTATTATCTGCTCCAGCACCACCTAAATATCTTCTTCCTGTGTTTAAATCTCCAAGTTCTGTCCAACTTGTTCCGTTCCAAGATTCATTTGTAGTCGCAGTAGGAGCTCCTCCTGTTGCTAAAGAAGAAGTGTTAGTTCCCATATTATTAGCTTGACCGTATTGTGCTACATTTAAATTATTTACTTCTGTCCATGCGCTACCATTCCAAGACTCTGTATTAGCGGTTGCAGCGTTTGATGGGTCTTCACCACCAAAAGCTAAAGCTGCTGTTTCAGTTCCTCCACTACCTCCTAACCATCTAGCTTCATTCATAGAAACACTAGTTCTCCAAGCAGTTGAGACAATAGGTACTTGATATTTAGCTACTGAATCAGTTTTATTATACCATAGCTGTCCCTCTAACGGGTTATCAGGGTTAGTTGTATAATCCCGAACTTTAAGTCCTCTTATGCCTTGGTACGTTGACATATAA